GGCATTATGGCCAACGGAAGCAACAACCGGCGCGCCGGTAAAATTTATCTCAAGGTGGATGGCGTCCAGCGCGATGCCAAGGGTAAATTTTCCTACAATCTCGGGATTGGCAAGCGCGAGGCCATCGTCGGTGCAGACGGCATACATGGTTACAAAGAAACGCCACAGGTCCCTTTTGTTGAGGGCGCAATCACTGATTCGGTGGATCTGGATCTTGCCGCCTTTTTGAGCGCCGACAACGTCACTGTGACGTTGGAACTGGCCAATGGCAAAACAGTCGTCTTTGCAAACGCATGGTCGGCCAGCGAGGGCAAAGTTGAGTGCGAGGAAGGGGAAGTACCCGTGCGATTTGAGTCGCGCAAACAGGGCATAGAGCAAAAGTAGGAAGGTGCAGCATGGAATTTCCTATCATTATCAAGCTTAAAAAACCGTTGATGCACGGTGATGAACAGATCACCGAACTCAAGATCGCCCGCGAGCCGGTTGCTGGTGATCTGGCGGAAACGCAAGAGGGAAAAATGCTCGTTGGCGACACGCTGCGCGTGTTGTCGCACATTGCGAACCTCCCTTTGTCGGTCGTTAACCAGTTGAAACTCGCTGATATGCGTCAGGTCAATGTGGTCATGGGCAGTTTTTTAGAAGATGGCCAGTAGACTGGCGGAAAGCCATTGGTCTGTTGGCCTATAATTATCATTGGCCGCCAGAAAGCGTCCTGAAATTGACTGCTGCCGACCTGCAATTTTGGGCTGAACGCACAAGAGACGTGGAAAAAGCCCTGAAACGGGAGTGAATCATGGCTGACAATAGCGGAAAAACATCACGCTTTGATCTCATTTTCGGTGGGTCGGACCAGACCGGGGGCCTATTCTCGCGCTTGCAGAGTGGTTTTGCCAGCCTGACCAAGAACGTGCAGGGGCTTACCTCTGGTCTGAAGGATCTGCACATGCAATCGGGGCTGGGCAAGCTTACAACCGGCCTCAGCGGCGTAAAAACAGGGTTGCAGAACGTTATTGCAGAAGGGCGCGGAGCTATCGGGCAAATGTCCTCCATGGTGGGCAAGATCGGCGTGGCCTTTGCCGGTGCCAGCATTGGCGCTGGCAAAGGCCACGGCCAGCGCTGGCAGCGAGGCGGCAAAGGCCGCACAGCGCGCCGGTGTGGGCCTGACAGTTTGGCAGGAATACGCCTATGCCGCCCAGCGCTCGGGCATGGAAACCGAGACGCTTGAACGCGGCCTGCGGCATCTGCAAGGCGCTGCCCTCGATGCGGTCGGCGGCAGTAAGGAAAAGGCCAAGCTGCTGCAAATGGCCGGTATCAACCCCAAGACAGCCAAGGGCGAGGTCAAGAGCGCGGAAACCCTCATGCTTGAGCTGGCGGACAAGGTCAAAAAACTCACGGACGCTGGGCAGACCGGCAAAGCCACTGATCTTGTAACTTCGCTCGTGGGCGAACGCGGTGCCGCCTTTGTGCCGCTCCTCTCGCGCGGATCCGAAGCTATCAAAAACATGCGCATGCAGGCGCATGAGCTGGGGCTGGTTTTTAGCGAGGAGAACGTGGCCGCGTCGAAAAAATTTGGCGCGAGCTTCACCAACCTCGGGCTAATCTTCAAAGGATGGGGCTACAGTATCGGTAATTTATTGCTCCCGCCCATTACCAAGGTTGTCGAAAAGCTCGGCGAGTGGGTCATGGGCACCCGCGAAACCATCGGCGGCGGCTTTTTGGGCTGGGCCAAGAGCCTCAATGAGAACATTGACGGCACGTGGAAAAGCATCGAGGGCGCGCTTAACGGTATGATGAATTTTGGGCACGGCGTGCAAACGGTCGTCGGCTGGCTCGGCGGATGGGGCAACGTCATGAAGGGCCTCGGCCTGCTGATCGCGGGCAAGTTTATGATCGCCCTGGGCGGGCTGACCATGTCTTTTTTAAGCCTCGGCGCTGCCATCATGACAACGCCCGTTGGCTGGTTTGCCGCTGCCGTTGCTGGCATCGCCGGGGGCGCATACCTCATTTACGAAAATTGGGGCGCAATAAAGGACTGGTTCGCGGGCCAGTGGGCCGAAGTGAAGGGCGCATTCGACAAAAGCTGGACGTTAGGGATCCTCACTGTTCTGAATAAATTTAACCCGGTGGTGATGCTCGGCAACGCCATGAACGGCCTTGTGCAGTATCTGACCGGGTTTGACCTCAAGTCCATCGGCCTCGCGTGGATAGATGGCATCTGGCAGGGCATGCAAGAGAAATGGGGTCAATTGACGGGCTGGGTCGGCACCCTGGGCGATTCCGTGCGCGGCTTCTTTGGTTTGGAGGGTGCTGGCGGCGCGGCCCCCCTGGGCGCTGCCCCTTCTGCGGCCCCGGTGAACCTCGGCCCCACAACTGCCAGCATTCAGCAATCCAGAACCGAGACAGTAGAGCGCCAACAGCTTGATATCAGGGTCAGCAGCCCTGACGGTACGCCCCTCGGCGCAACAATGTCCGGCGGAAACTCCGATAATGTTTCCCTCACTGGCCAACAGATGGGGAGCGCTGGTTTATGGTAGCCGTCAGCAGCACCGCAATTTCCGGCAACACCACAGGCTGGCGCGCCAAGCTGCGCAAAGCCAGTTTTCGCGGCGTGGAGTTTGGCGTCACCGATGCCGAGGGGGAAGGTGGTCGCCGCACAGTCACGCACGAATTTCCGCAGCGCGACTTGCCCTATGTTGAGGATATGGGGCTGGCAACAGCAAAATTTACCTTGCAAGCGTTTGTCGTCGGCGCTGACTACATGGACAAGCGCGACAAGCTCAAGGCCGCGCTGGAAAAGCCCGGCGTGGGTACGCTGGTGCATCCGTGGCTTGGCGAGCTGCAAGTCGCCCAGGGCGGGCCGTACAAGCTGCGCGAAACTGCGCAGGATGGCGGCATGGCCGTGTTTACGCTGTCTTTCGTGCGGTCTGACGCGCCCAGTAGCCCCACTGGCACGGTCAACAGCAGCCGCAGCGCAAAACTGTTTGGCAGCGCCGCAGGTTCGCAGGCCTGTACCAGCTTCGACAAGGCTTTCACGGTCGCCGGGCAATCCGCGTGGGTCGTAACGCAGAGTTTTGCGCTGGTTACAGACTCGCTCTCAACAGTCCAACAGGTCATGCGCGGCAATATGTCTGCAATTACCTCGCTGCTCGGCGCTGCCACCGGGTATCAGTTCGGCGCGCTGGCCTCCATGGGCTTTGCCATTTGGTCAGCCATGCAGGCCATGCCGCTTTCTGGTGCTGATAACGCCGATACAGCCTCAAAATGGTGCGATGTGGCCCAGCGTGATGTTGACGTGGCTGATCCCCCCAACGCCGGGCAGTCGCGCCAGCTCCTCATGAGCAACGCTGTTGCCGTCAATACGCTTGTAACGCGGCTCGCGGCTGTCGAGGCGGGCTACGGCAGACGCGGTGCCCGTAAGCCAGTCTGCGGCAACGGATCTGCGCCACGGCCTGACCGATGCCGTGGATGCCGCGCTTGATGCAGGCTACGAAACCGATCTTTCCACGGCCAACGGGGCGGAGCTTGCCGCAGATGCGGACAATTACGCGGCATCGGTCACGGATATGCGCGTGCAGGCTCTGGCAGCAGTGGCCAGCGCCGCGCAGGCCGCGCCCGAGGTGGTCGAAGTTTCCACGGCCCGCACCCTGCCCTGGCTGTTTCTTTCGTGGCGCTACGGCGGCAGCGTGGCCAATGAAGCGGACATGGTCGACCGTAACAGCATTGTGCACCCGCTCTTTGTGCCGCGCGGCAAGCTGGAGGTTCTCCGTGGCTGAAAAATACCCCATGGATCCCATTACCCTGCGCATTGACGGCGTGGACTGGACATACTGGCAGACGGTGGAGATCACCCGCGCCGTGGATGCCGTGGCGGGCAGCTTTTCTCTCGGGCTGGTCGAGCGCTGGGGCGACAGTCAAAGCGGCATGCAAAGCCTGCCCATTGCCGCTGGCCAGAGCTGCGAGGTGCTTATCGGCTCCGATCAAGTCATCAAGGGCTATATCGACAAGGTATCCTCGGCTTTTTCCCACGCCGGGCACGTCATAACCGTTACTGGGCGCGATGCCAGTGCGGATCTGGTCGACTGTGCGGCCGTCCACAAGCCCGGCCAGTGGTCTGGCCTCACCTGCGCGGCGCTGGCGCAAATTCTGGCCTCTCCCTTTGGTGTGCCGGTGCGTGCGGAGGGCGACGTGGGCGCGGCCCTGCCGACTTTTAAGCTTGAGCCTGCGGAAAAAGCATTTGACGCGCTTGAACGTGCCCTCAACCAGCGCGAATGCTTTGCCTGCCCCGATGGCAAGGGCGGCATGGTGATCCTCAAAATCGGCAGCCGCACCAGCCAGGGCAACTTTAAGCAGGGTGTCAACGTCAAGGAAGCCAGCCTTGAATGCGACATAAGCAAACGCCACAGCGTCTACATCGTGCAGGCCCAAAAACCGGGCAATGACCACGAGTTCGGCGTGGCGGCCTGCGCGGTTACGTCGTCGATCAGGGACGAAGCCGTTACCCGTTACCGGCCCATGCTCATAAAGGCCGAAAATAGCGCCGATTCCGGCACCGCGCGCCAGCGGGCAGCGTGGGAAAAAACCGTGCGCGCCGGGCGCTCTGTAACCGCGCGTGTGGTTGTACAGGGGTTTCGCCAGCTTGGCGTCGGGTCAGAGCAGCGCGGCCAGTTGTGGGAAATTAACTCAATGACCGAGGTTGATATCCCCTACCTGCGCCTGCAACAGCGCCTGTTGATTAGCAAGGTTGTGTTCAAGCGGTCGATCCAGGGCGGCAGCATTACCGAGCTTGAGCTGCGGGATCCCGCCGCCTTCGCGCCGGAACCGAAAAAGAAAAAGGACACCGGCACCGGAACCAAGGGCAATCTGAAGGTTGAGCAGGAAATGGACATTCAGACGCGGCTCGCCAGCGACGCCACCAAGGCTAATAGGGGGGTCAAAAAATGAGCGAGGTATCCCAGCTTGCGGCCATGCTTGAGCGAGTGTCCAACCGTTTGCGCGGCATGGTTGCGCGTGGCGTGGTCAAGATGGTGTCCGACGGGCTTAAAATGCAGGCCCAGCAGATCCAGCTTTTGGACGGCGAAATCGTGGACAACGTCGAGCGCCCGCAGCAGTACGGCTTTACCAGTGTTCCGCACGGCGACGCAGAGTGTTTCGTGGTTTTTGTGGGCGGCGGGCGTGAGCACGGCATCATCCTGTCGGTTGATGATCGGCGCTATCGGCTCAAGGGCCTGCAAGGCGGCGAGGTGGCGCTCTACACCGATGAGGGCGACAAAATAGTGCTCAAACGCCAGAACACAATTGAGGTCACAACCAAAAAATACGTGGTCAAAGCCGAAGACAGCGTCACCATGGAAACCAAAACATACACGGTCAACGCTTCCGAAGGTGTGAATTACAACACGCCCTCTTACGGCCTCGGCGGCGAAGGCGGCTGTGCGGCTGCTATCAAGGCCAACATGGCCATTGAAGGCGATACCACGCAAAAGGGCAATATTTCTTCGACCGGGGACCAGATCGCGGGCGGCGTCAGCCAGATTAACCACCCTCACACCGGCGTACAGCCCGGCAGCGGACAAACTGGCAAGCCCGTAGGGGGCGCATGATGCTACAGGATCTGCAACTCACGTTTGACAGCAGCACGGCGCTGTTTGATCTGGTGCTCTCCGGATCCAGCCCCGAGGGTTTTGACCTGCAAGGCGACCCTGGCTTGTTTACGGCTGTTGCTGTCAGTCTGTTTACCGATGCGCGCGCTAATGCTGACGACACCCTCCCCGATGAAGCGGCAGGCCAGACCGAGGCGGAAAAGGATCGCCGGGGCTGGTGGGGCGATGCTATCCGCGAGGATGGCGACACCAGCGGCCCCATAGGCTCGCGCCTGTGGTTGCTGTGGCGCGAAAAGGATCTGCCAGCCGTGATTGTACGGGCGCAGCAATACGCCGAGGAGTCTTTGGCCTGGCTAAAGCCGCTTGGCTATGTGGTGTCCGTTTCGGCCTCGGCGGTGCGGGTCGAAACCCGTCACATCGGCATATCGGTTTCAGTGGCGCAGGCCGGGCAAGACACCGCCGATAGCGTTTGGGTTTTTGAGTACGATTACACAACCGCCCAGCCCACCACCGTGAGCCTGGGCGCGGCAGCCTAGGAGGCGGCATGAGCTGGGAACGCCCGACCATAAAAACGCTTGTGAGCCGTATCAGTGGCGATATTTCGGCGCGCCTGCTCGATGGCGGCACCATCCTGACCCGATCAGTGCTGGCAGTGCTGGCCAAGGTTTGGGCGGGGGCGTGTCATGGTATGTATGGCTTTTTTGCGTGGCTGTTCCCGCAGGTGTTCGTCGATACTGCGGAAGCTGAATTTATGGAGCGCTGGGCCGCCGTGTGGAACATTACCCGGCTGGACGCATCCAGCGCCGTCGGCTCTGTCATTTTGAGCGGCACAACCGGGGCCGTTGTGACCGCCGGAACCCTGCTCATAAACAACGCGACCCAGCAGCAATACAGCCTTGATGCCGATGCCACCATTGCCAGCGGGCAGGCGGTTGCGGCTATCACTGCGGTGGTTGCTGGCGCTGCGGGCAACTGCGCGGCGGGCACGGAATTGTCGCTTGTTGCGCCTGTTACGGGCGTAACGTCCACGTGCACCGTCAAGGCAGACAGCAACGCCGCCGGCCTTTCTGGCGGCGCGGACGTGGAGACGGACGACAGCCTGCGCGCCCGCGTTTTGGTGCGCCTGCGCACTCCCCCGCGCGGGGGCAGCGCTGCGGACTATATCGCGTGGGCCAAGAGCATAAGCGGCGTAACCCGCGCATGGTGTTACCCGCTCATGATGGGGCCGGGCACCGTGGGCCTCTGTTTTGTGACCGACAACGCCAGCACCGGACCCATACCCACGCAAACCATGGTCGACCGCGTGGCTGCATTTGTGGAGACGGTGCGCCCGGCGGCAATGGAGGGCGTGGACGTTTTCGGCCCCACGCCATTGGAAAACACCGTGCGCCTCAAGATCACGCCAGACACCGAAACTCTGCGCGCCGCAGTGGTGCAGGAGCTGGCCGACCTGTGGGCGCGCGAGGCGGAACCCAGCTCCACGTTGTACCTCTCACACATCCGGGAGGCCGTAAGCCTCACTGCCAGCGAGCTTGACCACACCCTTGTTTTGCCCACTGCGGACATTGTGGCCGATGCCGGTGTGCTGCCCATTCTCAAAACAGTTGAGTTTGTGGGCAGTGACGGCACGGTGACGCCCTATCCCGTAGGCGGTGCCGCATGAGCCAGCTAAAAAAACATAATGCAGAGGAGTATCTGGATGCCCTTGTGGGGCTATTGCCCCAGGGCGTGGCGTGGTCGCGGGAACCCGGCTCGCGTCTTGGTCTGCTGCTGCAAGCCAGCGCGGACGAACTGGCGCGCATTGATGCCACCGCAAGCACACTACTGGATGAAGTCAATCCACTCACGGCCATAAACGGGCTTGAGGACTGGGAGCGCGTGCTGGGCCTGCCAGACGCCTGCTTGCCCGCTGGAACCACATTGCAGGAGCGGCGCAGCGCCGTTCTGGCCAAGCTGCGCGACACCGGATGGCAGGATCTGGCTTACTGGTATGAGGTCGCAGAAAGCCTCGGCTATGATGTGACCATTGAGGAGCATTGGCCGTTTATTTGCGGGATCCACGAGTGCAGCGACCCGTCAAATCTTACCGAGGCAGAGGCCCAGCAGCACAAAGAGTTTGGTTATCTTGCTGATCCTAATGTGCGCTACTGGTGGAACGTGATTGTGCACGGTGATCGCCTGCTGGTGTTCCGCTGCGGCGAATCCCTGTGTCCGGAACGGCTTACAGATTGGAGCGAGGCCACCAGTTTGGAGTGCCTCATGCGCCGTGATCGGCTGGCCCACACGGTTTTAACATTCGACTACCGCGAGGAATGACATGAAATATAATGGACCTTCTGGCAGTGCGGATCCCAATGCCCCTTACGTGACCGGGAATGCTGTTGCCAAAATCAAGGGCAGCCCTGTGCCGCGTGAGGCCGTAGAATTTCCCCAGCGCGAAATTGTAAACGCTCTCATTGCTGCCGATATCGTGCCCGATAACGGCGACCTGACCCAGCTCACGCAGGCCATTGTCGCTTTGGCAAAAGGGGTCATGCCCGGCATTGCAACTGCGCTGGTCAACGGCATCTGCCACCCGGACGGCGTGACCATTAAAGTTGACTCTGCCGGGAAACTCTCTGTTGTTGCGGCGTCAAAATATGAAATCGGCGAATTGTACTATTTTCGGCATCCCACTCTTAGAACTGGTTTCCAGCCTGCACAGGGCGGCGTTATCGCCAACGCGGCAACCAGATTTCCTGAAATATGGGCCTACCTGCAAACCACTGAGGGGCAGAAACTCTGCAAGACAGAGGCAGAGTGGCAGGCCATGTCCACGGCTATATGGGCCACGCTGGCAGATGGAACAACCGTTGGCTGGAATGGTATCGGTGGAGCGCCCTACTACGCGCCGAACCTTGGGGCTGGCACGCTACGCATGCCCGATGTTCGGGGGATGTATCCTGAAGCGGCCGGATTCGACTCTCTCGGCGTGGGAGGCGTTGATGGTGACCGGGTACGCAAAACCACGGGTCTGATTGGTACACTGGTTGGCTCCCC